TTCAGCAAAGATCCTAACGACTGCATCCGGTTCGCTCGCAAGGAAGATGCGGAGCGCGCGATTGCCAGAGGTGGACACTCCTGCCAGATCGCTACAGAGCATATGTGGCCATTCGCCGGGGGCAAGCCATGACTCTCTGCATCGTAGACGGTGGACATTGCAACTGTCAGCCCGACGAGGGCATCGTCTGCGACAAGCTGCCGAAGAAAGTACAGCATTACGTGTTGACCGCCGTGAAGACCGCACTTGAAGACGCCATCCCCCGCGAGACCCACGAGCGGTTGATGAGGGATGCCAAGGCGCAGGCGTTGAGAGATTTCCGCGACTGGTTAATTGGCGAGACTAGAAGTGCAGGAATACTCGCCCAGGATGTCGTTGATGCTCTTGAGCGGCGAGCCCGTTTTCACGAGCAATCCGCACCGGGCGGCAAATGATCCTCCGCCGCTGGTTCTGGGCCGCTCTCGCGCTCACCCTGCTGTATCTGCCGGTCGCCCTCGCGGCGGCACTGGAGCGAACTTGGCTCATCCGATAGAAGCGCCGCGCCGTTCGCCGCTTTGGTGGATACTCGCGCCATTCGGCATCGTCGCGCTTATCGTGCTGGCGCCGACTCTTGCGGTGATCCGGGCGTTGCACCGGCTCGTCGCTTGGTCGTGCGAGTGGATCGTGGACTGGCTGCTGGGGCAGTAAAATCTGCGGAAGACATTACGGCAGATCGGGACGACGCCAGGACGCTACCCCTGGACGGGCCGCAGGGATGGTGCTGCGGCGTCTGCGCTTTGCGCCTCGGCGCCCCGATCCGTTGCTCCGGATTCTGTCAGCGCGGCCAAGCCGCTACGGCTTCGACGACGGCGGCGTGTTGCTGTCCAACAGCTTCTGTGCATCGTCGAGCAAGGTCGATAGCTCGGCTGAGAACTGCACAGGTTGCCGCGCCGCTTCCACTGCAGGCAGCGGGGCCGGGTCCGGTTTGAGGCACGGCACCGTTACCGCCAGCGGTCCCGGCGGCAGCGATGGCGGCGGTGAGCTCGTCGCGCACCCGCTGAGCGCGAGCATCAGCAGCGCCAGCAGCAGCCTTAAGGGATGCGATCTGTTTCGTGTAGGCATTGGCGGCGTCCTCCCGTGCGGTGGCGTTGGCCTGGCGCTCGGCGTCGCGCTCCTTGATGGCCTGAGTCAGGAGCGCCTGGCCGGCGTTCAGTTTTGCCTGCCACTCGTCCTGCAGGGCCTTCACGTCGCGTGCGTGGGCGGCCTTCTCGGTGTCCAAGGCGCCGGTATCGCGCCAGGCCTCCACCTTCGCCCCGCCCGCAAAAGCGGCCACAGCGGCCACCACGGCGCCCCCAGCGAGCACAGGCGTCGGGATCAGCGATAGGAGGCTCATCAGGCCACGGCGGGCGCGTCAGGCGCCTCTATGGCCGCGATCAGGGCATCGAACCGATGCGGCTCCTGCTGGTAGGCGCGCGAGTCCTTAAGCTCTGCGCCGGCCGTGGCCCAGTCGCCAGATTGCATTGCAGCAAGGAATTTCGTGAACTGGGACAGCCCGTGCGCGCCTATGTTGAAGACGAGCTCGGCCATCACGCGCTGCCGGGCGTCGTCCAACTGCTGCCACCAGGGGAACGCCGCGTCGAGCTCGCCGAACTTGGCGGCCACGTCGTAGGCGTATAGGGCGTCGATGATCGGGCCAGGCAGGCCGCCGCCCTTGCGCCGGTCGATCAGGTGGCCGATGCCGATCGTCAGGAACCCGAGGCTGTCCTCGTAGGCGTACTCGACGCGGCCCTCCGCCAGGGTCAGCCGCGCCTTCAGGGCCTCGTCGTCGGGCTGGATCATGACCCTATTGTGCGCCCACCCAGTACTTGTTGCTACCGGCCGGGTTACAGGTCGCCGTGCCTTGGACCACGACGGCATAGAGCATGCTGGGGTGCGTGGCGACGGTCAGGTGGCAGCCATAGACGCCCGTGCGGGAATTGCGCGCGCAGGCGAAGCCTTGGTACTTCGTGCCGTTCTGATCTGTCAGGTACGACGTGCCCATCAGCTGATCGACGCTGTTGATCTGCACGAGCGTGGATGCGCCGGTGGCAGAAAACACGCCCTGCCCGTCATTGATCGGCGTGCCCGGCGCGGGCGAGCACGGCACCGAGAACTGCGCACCCGTGGGCCCGACCGAGAACGTCGGCACCCAGATGCACGGAATCAGGCCGCAACTCTGGGCAAAAACGGTGGCGCAGGCTGTAAGTGCGATAGCGAACAAAGCGATGCGTTTCAGCACGATGGCTCCTTCAGGGTGAGGTCAGCAGGTTCAAGGTGGCGCCACGGGTAGCCCTCGACGGGACCCGGAAAGTAGGCCAGGGCCGCGCGGTCCGGGGTGAGTCCCCAGCAACACCAGTACGCCCCGTTCCAGCGGGCGAAGCGCTCAGCAGTCGATATGGCCGCGCCGCTCGGATAATCGCGGCTCACGATCAGCACCCGATAGATGCCCTCGCGGAACGGCCGACGCTTCGCCGGCTGCCAGGCCGGCAGGCTCGAGGCGTAGATGGCGTCCCAGTCCATTGCGGCAACTGTACCGTGTTCGCGGCATTGATAAAGCCTTCAAACGGGCGGGGAAAGGCGAGTATTTCGGCATGGGTGAGCGATTGCGGGCGGTGGACGTGGATCTGGGCGAGTCGCGCCCGGCCGCGCCGTGGTCGATCGCCGCGCTCGGCGTGCCGCTGCCGATCGTGGCTACGCTCCTGGCCCAGACCGTGGCCGTGGTCCTGTGGGTCGGCAAGCAATCCGACAAGCTCGACACGGTGATCGAGCAGCAGAAAGAAATCCGCACCGAGATTTACAAGCAGGGCGATGCGACCCGCGACCTGGCGCTGCGCGACGATCGCATCGCAGAACTGGGCCGGCGCATCGAGCTACTGGAAAGGGTGATCGATGGACGACGTCGTTAAGCGCGGCCGCTTTGCGTGGCTCGGGCCGGTGCTGATCGGCGCCGCCCTCTGCGTCGGGGCCGGCTCGACCTTGCAGGCGCACTCCGACACGGGCGACCTGGAAAAGCTGCGCAAGCGCCTGACCGATCAGATCGAGCGCGAGCGCGGCGCCCATGAGGCGCAAGTCGCCTACCTGAACCTCACGATCGAGACCGAAAGGAAGCGCCGTGCCGCTGACGACCAGAAGCGAAATGCTCATTGGCGTGCTTTTACTGATGATGCAGTACGGGTGCGCAACGAGCTCCAGACCATGCTTGAAGCAAGCCGAATCGCCCACGACGCCTGCACCGGCCGAATTGCTGCTGTCTCCGAAGACATCGGACAGCTCGACGAACTACTCGGACAAAGTGTCGGACTTCTTGAGCAAGGTCAAGCAGAGGTCACAAGGCTCCGCAGCGAAAACGAGCGCCTCGCAGGCCAGATCCGCGGGCTCCTCGAACACTACGCCCGCGAGCATCCCGAGCAAATCACCGTGACGGCAAAGAAGCCGGCGGGATGACCGCGGTGGTCGCCGCCCCCTCAAACAGCAGGCTCTCGCACGTCACTTTGATCCGCACCGCGACCAGGTGCGGGCGGTTCAGTACCGTCAGAGCCCGATCCGGCACTTCGACGCGGCGGTACAGATCGAAGCGCAGTCCAAGCGGATCTATCCCGCGCCTCGCCTCGCGCACGAACTGAGCAGCGGCCACGCGCACGAGCTGCGCGATCGTTAGGCCGTCGTTATGGTCGGCGCTCATCTGGCCGGCTCCACGGCAATTGTCCATTCCAGCGCTCGGCGACGTATCGCAGAATTGCCGCGCCGGACCAGGTGACAAGGTACGCCCAAAACTGCTGATCCGACAGGTTGTTGGCGAGCGTGTCGTGCATCACAACCCAGCTCGAGATCGCGAAGCTTCCCAGGATCGCCATGCGCAGGGCCGTCGGCTTGCCCGTCGTGTCGTCCTTGAGCATGTCGGCGAAGTCGAAATCGGTGCGCTGTTGGGCCTTCCAGACCACCCAGCAGGCAGCCAATAGCAGGACGACCAGAACGATGTCGGCTGTGTTCAGGTGGGAGATGAACCACTCGGCCCAGGTCCGGGCCGAGTTCGGGGTGGTCGCGGCGGTCAGTGCCTCGGCGGCCGGTGTGGAATCGGCCATCGCCTCTGCTCCTGTGACGCCGCAGCGCGCACAGTAACCTGATTCGCGCTAATGCCAATCGCTTGAAAAGAGGTCAGGGCGAACCGGTATCCGCGACCGTCTTAAGCGTGAGCTCGACCCCAAACTGCGTCAACATCAGCGCGCGCACGGCGTCGGCCTTGGTCATCAGCAACGCGGATGCGCGATTGTGCGGGGCGCCGATCGAGAGCGTTTGCGCGAGCGTGCGCGCGTGGTGCTCCAGGCCCTTCGGCAGCATCGCGATGATCTCGATCTGATCGGTTTCCGGATGCGCCTGCACGACGGTCCATACCTGCTCGATCACAGTTTCTTGGCGACCTGCTCGGCTCCCTGAAGCAACGCTCTGGCCTTGGCTCTGTGATTGATCCACCACCACCACGCGCCCACCAGCGCACCGCCGGCCACGAAGCAGATCACGTATGGAAGAAAGTTGTTCATGCTGACCTCCTATCGCTGGCTGATGGTGAGATAGGCCCCAGCCGTGACCTGATAAGTTGAACTGAACGCAAGTGCAGAGGCGACCGTGAGCGTCTGATTGGCGGCATTGGTGATGACGATGGCGCGCATGCTGTAGGGCGCGCCCACGTCGCCATTGGCACCGGTGATAGATAGTTGCTGACCATTCGCCGCCACCGGCCCGACGATCGTGTTCGCCGTGCCGCCAAAATAGATGTTGGTGTTGATGTTGATCGAGGCTGAAGGTTGAGAAAAAAGGCCGCTGAACATCACGTCATATGTGCCGGCATTGGCGAAGGTGATCGTGCCGATCGAGTTGGTGATGCCGCTGCCGATCGATGATCCGTTTACATTGAAATTGACGATGCTGCCGCTGTTGGTGACGCCGCTCGTCAGGAACGAGGCCGCATTGGGCGCGGTCGTTGAGAAACTCGCGGCGGTGACAGCGCCGCTAAATGTTCCGTTGACGGCCCCCGTAATAGAGTTGCCGCCCATCGCCAGGTTGCCGCTGAGCGTGAGCGCTCCGAGCGAAGATGCACCGGCCGCAGCGATCGAGTCGGCCGTGATCGCATCGACTGTAAGAGCCTCAAGGCTGGTGGACCCGGTGACCGTGAGCGTGCCGGTCGTGAACGAAGTGGCGAACGCGTTGATCTGCGATTGCAGATTGGCGATATCGGCCGAGGTCGCATTCGCGACCATGTACGAAAAGCTGTCGATCTGATTGCTGTTAACATCGAAAACAGTGAACGTGTAGATTTGGCCCGTCACCAGGAATAGCTGGCACGTCGCGCCCGTTGCGTTCGAAATCTCGCCGCGAGCATTCAGCGGGATCGGGTTCGGCAAGGCGGTGGTGCCGCCTGAGTCCTGATAGGTCGGATAGTTGACGCCGCCGACTTGCGTAAGAACGGTTCCGCCCGCAGCCGGCACGCCTCGGTTGTCGAGAAATTGCAGCGTCGGGACGGAGCAGAGGGAGACGGTAGCGGCCATTTATCTCACCGCCTTTCCGGCGTAGACTTGCCGCATGCTGCTCGACCTTTTCATCGCGATCCTATTTCTTCGCCTGTACTGGTGGTGGCAAACGCGGCTCGGTCGCAAAAGCATGAGTCAGCATCTGCTGAACCGTCCGCTATGGGGTGGTCGGCACGATGCGGGACCGAACACTGCGAAGCGCTGAGCGCGCCGCCAGACTTTGCGCTAACGCCTCGCCGCCAGCCGCGCCGGCTGCCGCACCGGTTCCCGGGAATCCGAACAAGCCGCCCGCCAGACCGCCGGCCGCCGCACCGGTCGCTGGGATCACCTTCATAGCGCCGCGCTGTATCAGGTTCGCGCCCTGCACTAGGGCGCCTGGATAGCTCGCATTGACGTGCAAGATGTTGCCGGCCTGATTCAGATCCTGCAGTGCAGAGATTTCCTGCGGTGAAAAGACCTGCTGATAGCGGCTCGAATTGCGCGCGAGCTCGGTGGCAACGCCCTTGGCATTCCACTGCGTCGCCGTCTTGCCGCCGGCGTCTGCCACGCGGTTTGCCATGTGCGCCTTTATCTCGGACAGCGCCGCATCGCCCAGCGGCTGAATCTCCGGCGGCAGATTCTTAAGCACGTTGGTGACGTGCGTGAACTGCGCGCTCGGCAGCGTCGTGAGCATGTCCGGAATCTTTTCCACCGGCACGGCCCGGTTGATGCCGCCGGGGCCGTTGGCATCGATGAGCTTGGCAATCCCGTTCGGATCCTCCAGCGTGCGCGCCCGCAACGCCCGCATGGCGCGCGCCTGCTGAAACACGTCCGAGCCGGCCGACGAGGTGACATCATCGTCGATGGCGTTTTTGAGCTGTCCGACAAAGCGCGACGTGCGCGGCGTCCAATTGTCGTTAAGCCACTGGCGCAGGTTTTCGGCGTTGCCGACCGTGGCCTCATCGCCCACGCCAAGCTTGCCCATGCGCGCCTGTAACCCCTTGTACAGCGCCTCGCCTTCGGTGGTTCCGAGGAAGTTAGATTCGTCGCCAGCCAGCGCCTTAAGGTTGTCCATCGCGACCGGCGTGTCGCCGGCCTTGGCGCGCGCCGCTGTGTACAGTGCCTTGGTCTGCGTGTTGAACCATTCGCCCAGCGCATCGAGCGGTGCCAGGATGGTGTTGCCCTTAAGAATGCGCGCGGTCTCGTCCATGCCGACCGTGCCGCCAGTGTCGCGCACGATGCCTTCGGCGTGGTTCTGCAGCGCCTGGCGCTCCATGCCAAGCTGCGCCTGCATCGCCTTGCCGTCAGGACTGTCGAGCTTGGCCTGTTGAAAGTCGGTCGAAGCCGCCCCGGCGTCGGCATTGACGGCGCTCTCTCTCGCTTGCGGCAGGCCGATCCGGTTCAGAACGGCTTTGCGCGCCGCAACATCGGCAGCCGCGGCGGGCGGAGTGGCCGGCTGGGCGCCTGGGATCGGCTCCGCAGGCTGTTCGAACACCGGTGCCACTGGCTTGGCTGCAGCTGCGCCAGCGGCGCCCTCTGAGGGCTGTACAAGGCCTGCAGCGCCTTCCGGCACCGGAGGGCCACCCGATGGAACACCCTTTGGCAGCACACGCCCCAGCGCCCGCATGGCGGCCACAGGACCGGCAAATTGCGTCCCGACATCGGCCGCCGTGGCAAGGCCAGCGCGCACGCTGCTCGGAACCGTGACCTCCTGGCCTTCCAGGTAGAACGGATGCTCCGGCGAGCCGGCCTCCTGTACTGCCTCGCCGATCTTGCCTGCGGCCGCACCGATCCATTGGCCTGGCTTGGACAGGATCGCCGCGACGTCTTTGCCTTCCTGCGTCTTCGGCTCGTAGGTATAGTCGTTCTGGGCCGCGTGAATCGCGTTCACCGCGTCGTCCAGCGATGATCCGGTGGCGAGCATTCCGGCGCCCTTGAAGCCGCCGTAGACATTCGCCGCTGCGCCGGTCGCCAACTTGGCGAAGCCTTCCCAGCCGCCCCCGCCGAATGCGCTTTTCGATGCAGGTTCGACCGGTGCGGCGGCCGGCGGCTTTTTCGGCGCGGCCTCGTCATTTGCTGCCGTCGCATCCCGCGCCATTTGACTGCTTAGCGACGCACCGACGTCCTGCGCCATGCTGGCGCTGAGCGATTGCGGCGGTTGCTGCGGTACCGCAGATGCGCCCGCGTCAGCCGCCATCTGCTCTGCCAGGCTCACCGAAAAAATCCCATCTGCTCGAGCGCGCCGGCCTTGCGCACCAAGTCGGCCTTGTCAGGCTGTCGCGCGATAAAGGCGCGGGCCGCCGCCGGATTGCTCTTGGCAAGGTCCTGGTATTGCCAGATGCG